AAATCAAAAAAATAAATGTCCATTTTCTAAAATTTAAATGTTAAGAAAATATCAACAAAAAGCGATTGATGATCTATACGAATGGTTTCGCGCTAATAAGTACGGCAACCCGTGCATCGTATTGCCAACCGGTAGCGGTAAGTCGCACGTTGTCGCGGCAATATGCAAGGATGCAATATCGCAATGGCCTGAAACTCGCGTGTTGATGGCAACTCATGTAAAAGAATTGATTGAACAGAATGCCGAAAAAATGTTACTGCACTGGCCTGATGCGCCGTTAGGAATATATAGTGCAGGAATTGGGCGTAAAGAATCCCATGAACAAATCACGTTTGCTGGAATACAGTCTATCAGAAAGAAAGCCGGTGACCTAGGGCGAATAGACCTTATGATCGTCGATGAAGCGCACCTGATATCGCATAACACCAACACCAGCTACAGGAAACTAATTGACGGCCTGAAGATCATCAATCCCGCAATGCGGATAATCGGATTGACCGCCACTCCTTACCGGCTAGGGCAAGGGATGCTTACCGATAAAGGCGGCATATTTACTTCGTTAATTGAACCAACAAGCATTGAGGCGTTAGTTGAGGATAAGTATTTGGCGCCGCTAAAGTCTAAGTTGACTGGCGTTCAGTTGAATGTATCTGGCGTGCATAAACGCGGCGGTGAGTACATAGAAAAAGAACTGCAGGCAGCAGTCAACAAAGATCACACCAACAACGAAGCAGTAGACGAAGTTATTAAATTAGCCGGTGACCGCAAGGCTTGGCTTTTCTTTTGTGCTGGAGTTAAGCATGCAATGGCGATTAAAGACATATTGCTTGATCGAGGCATTGAGGCCGAATGTATCACGGGAGAAACTCCCAAGCCTGAACGGGAAAAAATCATAAGTGAGTTTAAGTCTGGCAAGATTCGAGCGCTGACTAACGCCAACGTGCTAACTACTGGCTTTGACTATCCAGACATGGATCTTATCGTAATGTTGCGCCCAACTATGTCGCCTGGATTGTATGTGCAAATGGCTGGGCGCGGGATGCGGATCAAAAGCCACACTGACCACTGCATGGTGCTGGACTTTGCTGGCGTTGTTCAAACGCACGGGCCTATCACTAACGTTAAATCGCCAAACAAGCCAGGCAACGGAACCGGCGAAGCTCCAGTCAAAGTATGCCCAGAGTGCGATAGCTTACTGCCTCCAGCAGTTAAGACTTGTCCAGATTGCGGTTATGAGTTCCCGCCACCTAAAGAGAAGCGCATGAGGCTTCATGATGTAGATATCATGGGCAGGAAAAGCAGAATGATGCCTATAGGAACTTGGCATTGGTCTAAGCATGTATCGAAAGCAAGCGGCAAGGAAATGATCAAAGTTAGGTATTACTCAAAACAAATCATGGATCCTATTGTTTCTGAGTATTTTGCGATAATGCATGAAGGATATGCCGGAGAGAAGTCACGCCAAAAGATTATTGAGATAGCTCACAAATCAAAGATTAATGCTTCATCGATATTTTCTATGGCAGATGATTTAGACCAATTATGTTCAATATTGAATACGGGGCGATGTCCAAATGAGATATCATACGCGCAAGAAGGTAAGTTCTATAAAGTCACTAAAAGAGAGTGGGCGAACTGAACACGTTGAGCAACGGGAGTTTGTAAGCTGGTTTCGCAAGACCTACAAAGCCAAGATAATAGCGATACCAAACGGCGGCCAAAGAAACATCGTAACCGCCGCACGTCTCAAGGCAGAGGGCGTAACACCAGGAGTCCCAGACCTATTCGTTCCAGAATGGCTACTTTGGATTGAAATGAAGAAAAAAAGTGGTGGCGCTGTATCCAAAAGCCAAATAGAATGGCACAATTATTTAAAATCTATCAACCAAAGTGTTATAGTATGCAAAGGGTGCGAAGATGCTCAGTGCCAAGTCGAGAATTTTTTTAAGGAGATGGAACATGAACATGTCTAAATCATCAAGATTTTCAACATATTTGAAGGAAATGAGAGCCAAGCACAATATGACTCAAAAGGACTTGGCAGACAAATTGGAAGTACACCACAAAACTGTCAGTAGCTGGGAAAACGGCAATAGTTGCCCAAATATACATAAGATACTGAAGGCAGAAGAAGTGTTTAATAGCATAGCTCAAGAGCTTACATACTCAGATCCTGAGCATAGCATCCTTGGGGCAGACAAGATCAGCATTATCGGTATGGGCGCAATGGTTTTACTTATACTATTTTTTGTGTCTATGTATTTTGGATTGGCAGAAGTGCTTGGATGGTGAGCATCAATTTACGCAAGTTTAAGAAGCGCATAAAGCACATAAAGTTTGGGCCATATTATATGGTGGCTACTGGAAAAGAACGCGCTGGAGAGCCTCTATTTACGTTTATTGACGGGAAAATATACACAACCTCTGAGGCTCTTGCTTTGGCTAGAAAATACGGATATGATTCAGTTGAGAGAATTTATGAGGCATTTAACTCTCTCGGATGATTTTCTCCTCCTCCCCTCAAGCCCCGCGTTTTGGGGCTTTTTTTATGGACTCCATATTAAATCTAGCCTCTCTTTTGATCCAAGCCTTCGGGATATGCATCTTGGCGTTTGATTCTTTTTTAGATATGGCGGAAGCAACGCATATAGCTTTGTCGTCCTCGGCCACAATGAAGCCCAAAGTGTAGCAATCGTGTAGCTCAGGTTTCTTGGTTTCTTCCCAGCCAGAATCAGATACGGCATCCACCCACTCTATATAGATACATTTATGGTCTGTAGCAGTCGACATCTATGTCACAATCCTCAAAATACCTGTCCATCATAAGCTCCTGCATAACAGCATGCCGGATCTCTTCCTTAGCTCGATCAGTGATCAAGGCTGGGCATTGATATGTAACATTGTACACCGGAGCAGGCCTAGCAGCGTCCAGTATCTTCTTGGCCGCAATGACGCTACATCCTGAGCAGGCAAGTGCTACAAGCAAGCTCAGGATTCGCGTGAACATTACTTTTTCTTTTTGCCAGCCCTACGTTTTACTGAGTAAGCAATAGCAACAGCCTGTTTTGGCGGTTTGCCAGCCTTAATTTCAGCCTCAACGTTCTTTTTAAAAGCGGCTTTTGATTTGCTTTTAACTAGAGGCATTAGTATCCCTTTTTAGCTTTGGTTTTCTTGGACTTTTTTTTAGCCGCTTTCTTCATCATGCATTCACCGGCAGCCATGCATTTTTTAGGATTTGGGCAAGTTGGGCAAGTTTTCATTTTATCTCCTTAACGTTTAACTGCGGATGAGCCTACATAAAAACTAAATACCATTATAAGCACTTGGTCATATGTAGTCCTGAACATGGCAGCGTGTTCAATAATCTTCCACTCAGTCCATGTTTTTGTAGTGTCAATCAGCCCAAATAAGTATCTACCGCCAGACTTCATTTCAACTGGAACCGCAATATCTATTGGGGCAATCATTGGCGCAAGACTGATAACAACCACCATAGCTAGAAAAGCCAGTACCAATATGCGCCTTGTTAAACTTGAAAACTTGTCAGCAGTCCTTACTTGGAACTCTTTATTTGATAGCTCTGAATGGATTTTCTCTCGTTCAAGATCGAACGTGAGCTTCTCCATCATCATTTTATGTTGGTCTGCTTTTGCCTTTTGCGCGTTCGCCAGTAAACCGGACACAATGCCCATGAGATTACCGCCAGCAGCCAATAACACTTCCGGCCCCATTCCAAACATAACTGCTTCCTTTTAAATCGTTTTAAATATCTAATAGCTTTACTTAAACTTTTAGGATTGTCTTTAAAAAGCCCAAGTCCTGTGTTGCATTTCTGACAAATTAATCCTCTAATTTGATCAGATTCGTGGCAGTGATCAACAGATAATTTACCTCTATCTGTGTCCTTACCGTCTATCCCGCAGATCAAGCATTTATTGTTTTGCTTAAATGCTATCTCAACGTATTGATTAAAAGTTATGCCGTAGGCGTTTTTGTAACGAGAATTACGCCTAGCTAATCGATCAGCCAATTACTTCTTTTTAGCGGTTTTCTTAGATTTCCTAAATGCCGCAGCAGTTGGCGCACCTTTAGTTCCTGGCTTTCTCATTTTCTCACCAGAACCAGCCTTAATTCTTTCACGCTTGGCGTGAATGTTTGCGTAGAGTCCTCGTTTCATCATTTACTCTTTTTATGTTTGTTAGCAAAATTTCTTGCGGCTTCAACACTGCCAAAGCCCCAAGCCTTTAGCGCCAACGCTTTACGAGTTGGACGACCTTTTTCATCTTTCATTGGCCCAGCCATTCCGGCAAACCTAGCCGCAAAAGATACGCGTCGAGGATTAGTCCCAGACTTAACCGGAGCCTTTAGGTCTCCGCCATCTTTGTTCTCAAAGTATTTACGGCCTTTTTCGTTTAGGCCACCTTTTGGATTTTGATAGACTTTTTTAACCATTATTGCTCCGACAAAATGTTAGTCATAGCTCGATCTATGCGCTTGTTCATACGCTCTTCAAGCTCTTTCATTTGTGCGTCAACTGATACGACGCGTTCGTCAAACCATTTCTGAGCGTTTACAATTGCTTCTCTGTTGCGCTCTTCCCATGCAACCGCATTCTCATTAAATGCCGCCATCCTTGATTCAAACTTAGATTGGGCGTCATCTAGTGCCTTGCGACTTTTGTCCAAGTTTGCCTGAGACTGCGCATCTACTGACTGCAATCTTTCGTCAAACCACTTTTGAAAGTCCTCAACAAGTTTGCGGTTGGAGCTTTCGTTTTCTTTAGACTTGCTATCTATCTGTCCAATGCGATCTTCAAAATAGATTTTAGCTTCTGCCAAAACATCACGATTCCGTTTTTCAACATCTCGCATGGCTTTTTCAACATCAGATAAAGCGCTTTCAACATTGATAACATCAGTTCGTAAATCTTCTTTAATATCTCTTGCATAGCTAATTGCCTCCTCTACCTTAATCATAGAAGTGTTTACTTGAGTCTCAATTGCGCCTGGATCAAGATTTCTGAGTTTTGCTTTTAAGCCCTCATAATCTTGCCAGAACAATGCGGCTCCCCAAACGATACCGGCAGCACTACTTAGTGCCGTCAATACCGCAAAAACTTTTCCACCAGTAAATTTAATGCCGCCTACGTTAATTTCTGTACTCATATTGTTCGTCCACCATTTCGTTCCATTTTTTATCGTCTAAGTAAATTGCGCCCCAAAGTCTATCTTTTAGCTTGTTAGTTTCTTTAAGTTCTATAATATCGTAAAACTCAGCATCTTGAAGTTGCGCCACTGCCTCATAGCTTGGCGCTGACATTGACATAACCGCAATAGCTACCGCCTGAGCCTGCGCGTCATAGGCTGAATCAAAGTT